TGTTTGACTGCCAATGTAACCTGCCATTAGTTACCCTCCAATGCGTCTAGTCGTGCCTTAACAGATGTCATCTCTGTTTCTAGTGTTTCAATCTTAGTGATTGCTTCTTTCAGTGCAGCCGTGAGCAATGGCACAAGTTTGCTTTGGTCGATACCTTGCATGACCGCATTGCCATCATCGTCCACCTCATTGTGTGTACCTGTGACTGCCTCTGGTACGACTGCCTGTGCTTCATGGGCAAGGAAGCCATCGACTGTTTTGTCAGGGTCAGCAATGAAGTTAAACCGTTTGGGTTCTAGTTGTTTAACCCTTGTGATGCCATCAGTGACATCTGTGACGTTTTCTTTTAGGCGGTAGTCGGATGATGATACGTAGGATGTTGTGGTCGCTGTAACAGTTATACTTCCCACTGCTGCCGTGTCACTGTAAATTGTAGCAATGGTCCCAGACCCCGCACCTTGACCATCTCTAGTAATCCAATAATTTGTTGTACTAGTTGTTTTTACATACATACCGTTTACACCATTACCATAAAGCGTTATGCCTCTGGCTTCTGGGGTACTGGTCGCAATCATCACCCTACCGCTGCTGTCGATGCGCATGCGTTCTGTGTTGTTAGTCATAAACCTTGTGTCGTGGTTTGTGCTTGTTCCAAAGAGTGCCGTATTACTGCCGTCAGAACCAATATAGGTGTTTGCTGTCCCATTGTCGGAATAGATATAAGCTGCACCAGAAGATGTAACCACAGAAAGAGGCTGTGATGGCGAACTCGTCCCAATGCCAACCCGATTGTTAGCTGTATCAATGCTTAGAGGATCTCCGTTAAACCCTGCCGCAGATTTTGCAAGATCACTTTGGTTACTCATTAGGTTTGCTCCATAATGCTGAGAATAACATCCGTGGCACCAGATGCAGATACCTTCAAAATATCCGTAGTTTCCATAACAACCTTACCATCAAGCACAGAAAGAGATGACCCTTGAGGTATCGGCGCATCCGTCACAATCTCAACATCCTGATTGGCTTCGTCGTTGTTACCAGCCCTGTTCGCTGTATCACTAGAAAGCGTCACCGTAGCCGTAACCTGACTAGATGTTGTGTTGCCAAGAACCAAACCAAGAACCACTGTCGTTGTGGATCCCGCAACCGTGTAGATATCATCTAGGGTCGTTACTCCCGCTTTTGTTACAACTTTAAATGTGTTTGCCATAGATCAGCCCAATGCAATGGCGAGAGCCGTGGCCTCGTCCGTTGTCCCTAAGTTAGTCCTCGCCGCATCCGCAGTCGAAGCGCCCGTTCCACCATCAGCAATAGCAAGATCCGTAATGCCCGTCACACTACCACCCGTTATTGCCACATCTGAAGTAATGTCTCTAGCTATCGCGCCAATGAAAACAAAAGCATTCCCAGACAGGTTTATCGCCGCGTCTGAGTTTGAGCTTTCAAGAACGGACCTGCTTAGTGTCGTGCCTGACGCACCGTATGTGCCGTTACCAATCTCAAAATTTGCACCATCTTCAATTACATAACGAACCGTCTGCCCGTCAGTAACACCCGCATCAGCAAAAGTCTGAAACCCAGAAACCGCACTGCCCAATGTAATAGTCCCAGTGCCTGTTGTTGCCGTGGACATCTTTGCCCTGTTTACAAGCACTGCCATTGTTACGCGATCCTTATAATAGCACTAGACGCATCCGCTGTTGGAAATTGAATTGTAAAGTCACCGTTTGAAGATGTCTTGTCAGAACCAAAGTTTAAAACAACAACAGACGGATTTGTAAGTGCAGAGCCAGACTCATCATTAGCACTTGGTGTACTGTTGTAGATTAATGCGCCCCTTGCGGTAATCGTTGAGCTTGAGAACGTCAGATCTGCAAAATCTGTAAACGCAGTGGTCGAACTTGTTGTCGGAGCCACCCCAGTCAAACTTCCTCCACCAGCACTATATCCCGTACCAGACACTTCATTTGTGACTGAGTATGCTGTTGTTGTCGCATCTAGTGTTGCGGAGCTTGTATACAAAGCCAACTTCATTGTGTCGGCTGCATTCGTTCCAAACCTATGTACTCCTAACAGAAGCTCTTTCTTAAAAGAAGTACACATTGCCTGTGTAATTGCCATGCTAAAGTCTCCTTATGGCTTCTGCCAGACTGGGTTGCCCAGCATCCTTGATTGCATTATATACCGTAGTTCTGTCACTTTTTATAGCCTCTTTCATGTAAAGAGTCACCACTTGCTGTACAACATCACGGTAGGCAATCGCTTGATCTCTCAGGACTGGATGCGCGTTTTCAGAAACCTGCACAATCTTTTCTACGCATCTTGCCGCAACCTCTTCAGGAGTTTGACCACGGTTTTCTGTCGTGATTACGTTCACGATAGGTGATTCGGGTATGTCCATTCTAACATCAAACATTAAGCCGCGCTCTCCCTGTAGGTATCACCGCGAAGTTTAACTCCCAAAGAAGCCATTTCTTGCAGTGCGGTTTCATATCTTTGCATATAAAACTGAATAATATCAGCCTCTCCCTTCATATAGGTATAAGCTTCAACAAGAGATCCGTACAACAAAACTGACTCTGCATTGTCCCCAAGCCAAGACAGTCCTGCAGTTACTATAGACGGTGGGTCGTAATAATAATGAAGCTCGACGATATAGTTTGCGTCTGGGGTAGGGCCAAGAATAAAATTACCGCTAGATGTTTCTGCGCTTGCAGAAAAAGCGTCACCATCAAAAATACCGTAATATTTTGGAACGCCTTGCGTAGACGCTGAAGGATACGCTTCCCTAATAAAGTTTACTTCTTTTTCAAGGACATAGTTATAGTTATTACTACCGTCGATAACAGCAAAGGAAAACATAGCTAGAAAATCCGCTGGTCTAGCAAGATAAGGAGTTCCAGAGCTTGAAGTACCCGTAACATTCTTACGTAGTTCAGGTATAGTGACAGTTCGCATAATTCGTTCTTCTGCCTGACGAACAAACGTAGGAATGTTCGTTACGAACGTGGACTCCGTGTTTTCCGTATAGTCCTTTATTGCCTGTGTCAGTTCAGAATAGTTCATTTGAACTTTTATTCCTCTTTGTACAAGTTATCGAATATCCGATTGACATCCAGTGTATAGTCTAAATCGGACTTTGAATAGTGCGTATGTTGAGAAGGCTTAAAATCTGGCGCTCCTGATCCTGTTTCAAACCATGCAGGGTGAGTTACCCTCACACGATTATTAGGCAGTGCCACAACATTCCCAGTCCATTTATCAGCGTCTAATAGCTGCATTACATGGCTTTGCTTGTGTTGCGCAGGGTCATCAGCTATTTCACTCTCCGCATAATCCACAGTAAATAGGTACTTCGCTGGATACATCTCTCCATCTATTTTAGCCAACCAAGGGCAGGGCGTTGCCCTATCAAGCGTGTACACGGCATGTGTATAAGAAGAACAGTCCCACGGCTGTGCATCATGCACCGCCATAGGTTCGGGCCACTCCTCAAGCGGCTCATCTGCTACTAACGCAGTTATAGGCATTCTAGCCCACATCGCGCCACCGTGTACATTCTCTCCCCCTTCATCGTCCACTTCGCTTCCAGTAAAGATAACTTGAAAACTCAAGCATCTGTTTGGCATTGTTGTAACCGCTATCGCCATCGCATGAAGAAACTCACCGTGATAGGCTTCGTGGTTACATGTGTACTCTCGTCTAACCCAACACTTAAAGTGCGGGATGTTACTCTGTAAATAAGGCATAGTTGCTCCCGATACTAAGCCTTAACCGTTTTTGCCGAAGTACTGCGTCCGTGCTGCACCACTGCCTCTTGCTACAGTCTTGCCGCCTTTAGCGTACCCCTTCTTCTTCATAGCGCCGCCCATCTTCTTTTTAACTGCGCCACCTTTTTTCATTTTTCCTTTACCGTCAGCGGCAAAAGCTGGAATCATATTTCCGTCTGTACCCTTGACCATTGGCATCTTGCCACCCTTTGAGTAGCCCTTCTTCTTCATCATGCCGCCACCCATTTTCTTGGATGCACCGCCTTTTTTCATAGCCACAGGTTTTTTCTTCATAGCACCGCCGACCATCTTTTTAGTGACGCCGCCTTTTTTGTAACCTTTTTTCTTCATCATGTTCTTATCTCCTAAGATGTAGTAACCTTAACTGTGCCAACTTGGCCTGTCATGTATTGAGCATCATTCCAAACAGGATTGAACCCAAAAAGACCCCGACTTTCATCCAAAGATGTATCTGGTCTTGGGTTGCGCAAAGACTGCGGGTCAAATATTTTCACACGCCCCAGAAAGTTTTGCGGCTGATCTGGGTCTACCACATCTTTTCCGACAAGGAATCCTGTCTTCACACCATTTTTAAACTCTGGGACAAGATCCCTAAGCGGATACCTAAACCCCGTCTTGTCGCAGAACCCAAAAGCATATTTACCAGCAGCGTATGACATCACCCACCTAAAGCAAACGTGTTAAACGGAACAAACTTGATTGACGCTGTTTCCTCATCCTCACCAGCGGCTAACTCAAACTGAAACTCGTACTCTTGCTTCAAAGCCGCCGCTCTACCTGCAGACTGAGGCTTCTTCATTGCAAGATAATAGGCCATACCAGCAACCAAACATGGTACAAAACGTGGCGGAACAGACGTAACAGTATCGCCTACACCAGAAGAAAGACCGTCTATACCCTTCAGTCTGTAGTAAAATATTGTGTATGTTGTCGTGCTATCAGGCACAGGCCACAGCGTTACTTTTGTTTCCGTTGGGAGCCTTTGGACGAAGATTTGGGTCGGCCTACCTTGCGTGTTTTTGTTGGTTTGCTGGGCGTAGGTTGCGACACTGATTCTTTCGAGAGCGGTATCGACTTGGTTGGTTCCTGTTCCTGTTCGGATTTGGTGTTCGATGATGTCGATTGTGTCCGAAGGAAGGGTATACGTTGCCGTACCTGCCGTAACAGCAATCGTACCCGATTCAATAGTGAAGAGATTAAGCCCACGATTTTGCCACTCCAATGTTAAAAGATTAAGGCTACGTCTAGCGGTCTTGAGGTCGTAACCTGTACGCATTTCAAGGCCAGCACGTTCATATGCTTCCTCAAACAGTTCTGGTAGATCAGGGGTAACTACAGCCATTATGTCACTACACTTCTAAATCGTTTGGTTTTCTTTGCAATTTTCTCAGGTTGAGCCACATGCTGCTTGCCTGAAGCCGTGCCTTTTCGTTTTGCTCTTGTTGTGGCTGCATACTCAGCAGGGCTAAGAGACTTAATAGCCGCACTAGGTAAATACCGCTCACCAGTTTTACTACTAGGCTTCCCACTCTTTGTGCGCCATTTCTGTTTCGTCCAAGCTTTAAGGCTTTTCTGAGACTTCTTGAGTGCCACTACTTATACCCACCCCCAGCATCTTTATAAGCCTTTGCAAGCATTTGAGCCTTTCTTGCTGACCATTGACCCGGCTTACCCCCTTTGCCACCAGCCTTTATTCTATTGAACAAATTCTTGCGCATAGTAGGCTTTGTATAGTTTCCAGCTTCATTTACACGGCTTTTAGGTTTCTTTTTAGCTTTGCCCCCTTTACCCATACGAATGAGTTCGAGGTCTTTCGTGTCGTCACCAGTGGAAGTAAACCCGCCGTATTTCATTTCTTCTACACCAGATATCGTTCCTTTATTCTTAGAAGCATAGAACACACGCTCACCCCTTTTAGGGCCATACTCCTTCTTCATGGAGCGCATGATTTCTTTGCCCTTATCTGTTAGCGGCATACAAACGCTCCAGTTCCAGTTTTATTGCTTGCATCTGAACAGCCATGACTTCGGTTCGCTTGTCTACAGCGATCAGGGTTTCTGTCGTCCAACTAGCCCAATTATACGAAACCGCGCCCACCAGACCGATTAAAGCCGCTGCGACCCCCATCACAACCTTGCTGCTCAAAATATCCATTACGAACCTTTCTTCCACTTTGGTGAGCTAGATTTAGTTTTACTAGGGGACCACTTAACACGATCAGCCCAATAAGCTGCAGACATTTTGCCTTTACTAATGTTCTTTGCGTGACGAGACTTAAAGGCTTTTCGCTGCCCTACAGTCTGATTTGTTTTTACACCTTGCTGACCAAAACGAATAGTCTTCACCTTATCGCCCTCTTTAGCCACAACAATGTGTGATTTCTTTGGGTGATTAGGTGTGCGCTTGGGTTTGTTGTATCCACTAACTCCTGCGCGTTCTAACCGACTATCCTTCTTTTTCTTTTCAGCCATTAAAGAGTATCCCCATTGTTGATGTAGATAAACTCCATTGACGCGGAGACATTAAAGCTAACCGACCCAGAGGAAGAAAATGCTCTCATCTCTAAGTCTGTTTTTTCTGTGAACCTTAATGGAAAAGTGTAAAACTGCTCATGTGTGGCATCTGTCAGGGTAAATCTTTCCTTTATCTGGAAGACTTCTCCGTATGGCCTAGCAACAAGACTAGCATTCAAAAGGGCTGGGGTGTTAGTAGATGTGCCTGTGGACAAAGACATCTTTGTAAGAAAGGCTGTATATCCTGCGGGAACTGTCCAAAGAGCCATCAATGTTTGGTTATCACCATCCCCATTTATGGTCAGGTAAATGTTAGCTGGAACTCCAGTGGTCACTGTGCCTGTTCCTGCGTAGATTATACCAGCATTTGCACCACCACTACCCGCGCTGCGAACAATGCCACGATTTATCCGTAGGTAAGATTTTGTGGTGTTAACAGCAGTTTGCCCATTCAATGTGACAACTTCGTTTATTTCGTTGTAGTCACCATCTAGGCCAAAAACTTCTACTGTTCTTGCACCAGTACCTGCAGCAGTGTCATTAGCTGAACTGCTTGATACAGTCATTACTGTAGCTGACGCGGGATAAGCGTACAAGCCACCTTGTTCCCAGATGGTTTCTTTTGAGTCTCCGACATCGTTGTTGTAGCCAAACTTAAATATCGTTTTATGGAATGATATTTGCCCACGAGCAACTTGAAGCTCAAACGGCTCGCTAGTTCCAACTCTGGAAATTGAACTTACTTCACGAGCCATTTAAATCTCCTAGTTATAAAACACCGTCATAGCAGTGATGTTAGTAAATGCAGAAACGTACACGTCACTAACACGAATACCGTCAGACGGAATATTTACTGAGTGAGAGTCAGATGCAATAAAGTCCAGATCAAGAACTGTAGAGCCACCGTTACCATCAGTAATCGTCAATCTAGGAGATCCAGTAGTTGTTAATACTTGGATCTGACGGATTCGAGCGGGGCCAACACTAAGTGACCCCGTTCCAGTAACACGTTTCGATTGTACATCAGAACGCATATCTTACTCCTATTAGCTATCAGCAAACGGAGTAGCGAGTGTGCCTGATCCTAACAATGTGCCAGTAACAAGATATTCTGCAGTTGCAATTGCTGTGACTTCCACAACAGAACCAGCAATACCACCTGTAGTGGTGCCGTTCATAGAAATGACATCGTTGCTTGCTGCAGGAGCGAAACCCCTAGCTTGAGAAGTGGCGGCGGCGGCAAGAACGAGATTGCCAACAAACTTATCCGTGCCATCTGTTTTGATATCCAAGTCAGAAGCAGTGGTGCCTACAAAGAACTTGTAGGTTGCGCCAATGGTGTCGCTGGTGATTGCTGGAAGCGTAACCGCACCGTCTGCATCATTGATTTCAATAATGCGTCCTACGTGGTCTGCATATGTGAGAGTTGTTTCTGCTGTGATTGCTACGACTGCGGTTGATCCTACAGCAGTAAATCCGCGTTCAGAACGAACTGGACCT